AAGTACGAACGGGCGCTCGATGAGTGGCAGCTCACCGCGCGGGTGGATGGTACGGAGATCGCCTTCCGGCCAGCTGATGATATGCCACGGTAGCAGAGTGGCATCGCATTGCGCTTTATCCAGTTCGCTGGGCTGCGTCGTTGCATCCGGATGGCTGTGAACAATACCGATGATCACGCCCCAGTCCTCGACTTCTGCGTAATCCTCCGGCGCCAGAATAAAATTATCGCTCGGCTCGCGGGCCTGATTCCGGCAGGGGAAATAGCGCTCCACTCGGCCCTTTTGAGCAATCAAGCCGCATGCCTCACGCGGGTAATCAGCAGCGGCATGAGCTTGTATCGCATTAATCGTCTTCTGCCGCATATCAGCTCCTTATCAGGGACGTGCCAGGGAAACCACCAAACGGCAGTTCGTTGTTATCGCCAAAGCGCAATTTGCACGCCGAGAGCGTCCCATTGCAGACGTCCTTCGATGGGTCATCAACCGGCTTGTTGTTTTTGTCGAAATAGCGCGTGCCGGCATAGTCGCAACCATCACCACTGCGGTATTTATTGCGAACACACCAGGTGCAAAGCGAGTGATATTGCCGGGTCGGAATCAAAACCCCCTGCAGATCCATCGGACTGGAAAGCGTAAACTCGATCAATTCGTCGGTTTCAAGGCTTTTAGTATCAATAAAATACAGATGCCGTTTTTCCTGCGTCGGATCTGCGGTTGAGTTTTCTTCCGAAAAGTTTCGTGAGTCAAGATATTGTTTTTGCGTCTCACGGATGGTAACGCGAGCCTGTGCCAGGTCGTCATAATATAGGCACAACGCGGATATCGACCCGTTAATGTTGCCCACCCGTAGAGTCGGTTGCGCATCGCTTCCCGATGTTGATGATTCGATACCCTCTAATTCACACGGCCACGCTTTATATTCAGTACCTTGCCACCAGATACTTTTAGCTGGCAGCTTCGATTCATCGCCACCAGCGGCTAAAATTTCCGCTTCAGTATGGGGAATGTTATATCCGTGGAAATATAAAATATCCCCCATATTAAAAGCACTACCATCAATTTCGAAAAGCCGGATTTCATCTCCCGGCTCCAGTTTCTGATAATCAGCGTGAAGACTCATGGTGCGAATGCCTGTTCAAATGTTGCGGTGACTGTCATGATTCTGTTATTCAGAACGTTTTTTTGCAGGCTATCAGCCTGTACCCTCCAGAGCGCCAGCTCGTCATACGGTGGCTTAAACGCAAATGATTTGGTTTTATGACGCCGCAGGAATTTATAAATATCCAGCGCGGTTTGCAGATCCCCTGAAAATGAAAATGCATAATTTAAGGTTTCCGGGTTTATTCCTTCCCCTGAAACCTGCGCATAACCGTCGCCAAATTGCGCCCTGCGAATATTATCCTTACTAGTTATCGCAGGCTGACTGGCGGCCTGAATTCGCCAGGAGAATGTTTCAATAGTCATAAATAGCCTTTATCTCAGCCAGTAAAAAAGCCGCAAAGCGGCCTCAGGTATTAACGCCCTTCTTTTATTGCCTTCCACAGCGGCGTCCCGGGCCGTTGGGCCTGTTCGCTGACGACGCTGATGATGGCGGGTTTCAGTTGCTTAAGGATACCGTTACTGTCAATCGCTGACCGCTGCGTAGACTGCTGTTCGCTCCCGCTGCTGATATAGACGCCCCCCATGTTGACCATCACACCGCCAGGGGAGACACTCGCCGGGCTGGCAGCGTTGCCGACATACCCGCCGGCAGCATAACCGCGCATCCTCCGGTAAAGATTGCTCACCCCAATGCGGCTGGTCGCCTCTTTTGTGAATACAAACTCACCGCGGTGCACAACGCCAGCAGGCTCATATTTACCGCCGTGGCCAGTGTAGCCGCCGCCGTCGTATCCCGGCGGACGATAAGAGGGTACCGGAACTGATTGCCCAGATGATGTATTGCCTGCGCTACCGTTGATCCACCCCATAGCCGCCTGAATGGTATAGGCCACGATCAGCTGATTGATGACCTGAACAATCATCTTCAGTATGGATGACGTGAACTCCTTAAAGCTCGCTTTGCCGGTGGTGGTCAGTTGGGTGAGCTGATCGGCCAGCCCGCTGAATGTTGACTGTGAAACCTGTTTCATGGCGTCATAAACGTTCGTCGCCGAGTCCTGATATTCAGCCCACCCCTTTTCCACGCCACTCAGCCAGTTACCACGAAGCTGATCCTCCGCTTCGTAATAATTATTCGCAGCCTGAAGTTGCTGCCGGTATCCGGCATCATCAAGAGAGCCGCCGGCATTTTTCCAGCCAGCAGCGAGCTGGGCTTTTGCCAGTTGCCTCTGGGCCATACGGTCACTGAGGGTGGCTCCACCCACCAGAGCCTGCTGCTTTTCTGCCATCTGAGTGACGTATTTTTTCGCCGTATCCATGCGCTTATTCAGCTGTTCCTGTGCAACAATCTGATCGCCCAGCAGCGCCTTTTGCCGTGCCAGTTGCAGAACCTGCGCCTTACCCGACAGCAGGGATTTTTCCTGCTTCGTCAGGGACCGGGTCCGGGCGGCTTCTTCCAGAACCTGAAATTTTGCTTCCGTGGTCCAGAGGTCTTTTCGCTGCTGACTGATGGTGTCGTTCAGTCCTTTATGAAGCTGTAGCGTGCGTAACTGCGCCTGCAACACCAGCAGTTCTTCCCGTGCTGAGTCAACAGCACTGACGCCTGCAGACGTACGCGTCTGGCCTTTCTTTCGACGGTTTTTCTCAATCTCATCGGCCGCTTTCGACACCGCATCCTGCTGGCCCGGCCCGGCAGCCACCCTGGCATCCCGTGCACGGGTTACGTATCCCATTTCCCCCTGACGGATCCGGGCGTCACGTTCAGCAATGGATTTCAGTAATTCCGCATTCTGTTTCTTGTTGGCTTCAATATATTCCTGGTTCTGCTTAATCGCATCCTTACCAACATCCCCCATCCCCGGTATTTTTTGTGCGGCCTTTTGTGCACTGAGCACAAATTCGCGAATGGCTGTATCGCCGCTGTTAAGTAGATACCTGACCTGCTCAACCGTACCGGCAACCACATCAGTAATCAGGTTCAGTGCTCCAATGGTATGGTCGCCCACCCACCGCCACGCATCCGCCGTCCATTTTTTGATGTTGTCCCACATCTGCTCCAGAGGTGTGCTGGCATCATCAATCTGCTGCATGCGTTCACCCATGGTGTCCGCAAACAGTTTCATCCCCTCGGTAACGGCGGCCTGTTTACCCTTTGTACGCTCTAATTCGTCAATATGGCGTAACTGGGCAACACTGAGGAAATTGTACTCTTTGTTCAGTTCAGCCAGCGCTTTGACCGGACTTTTGGCGATTGAGCCAAACGCAGCTTCAATTCTGGCGGCATCATCCTCCATGACCTGCGACCATTGCTGCGAGGTTTTAGCCACGATGCGCAACTGCTCTGTGCTGTATTTCCCCGTCCCGGCGATCCGGGCAAGGACCTCCGCCACTGATGCTGTGCTGGCGTTGGTACTGTCCCCTATTTCATCCGCCATTTTCCACAGCTGAGCCGTGGTGGTTGCCGACTTTGGCATGCTCCGCATTCTCAGAAAGGGCATTGGCATTTTCCGACAGCGACGCTTCGGACTCATCAGCAGAAGTTTTGACGCCCAGTAGTTCCTCTTTGAGGATCTCGAAGATATTGCCGATCCCCCCAAACGAATCGCTGATTTGGCCTCCCTGCTGCATGAGGACCATCCACAGCGGCATTCCGCCGGCAATTGAGGTGGCGATATCCGTAAACTGGGCAGGTAACATCCGGAGTGCCTGGCGATACTGTCCGGCGCTGAGCGTCCCTTTTTTCCATTCGCTATCCTGTTCTTTTAACCGGGCAATCAGTGGCGCGGCTTGTTCAGTCACACCGAGTTGTGCCGCTTTCAGGTTCAGTAATTCGGTGCGGGATAGTCCCTGCTCTTCAACCTGCGATTTAAGCTGTTCCAGGAAGCGGGCCCGCGACTGACTGGCTTTTTCTTCAGCCCGCTGTAATTCCTTCTGCCGGGCCGTGGTCTGGGATATCAGCGCCAGATAATCCTGCTGCGTGATGTTCCCCTGCGCGCGCGCCTTCCTGAACTGCTCCTGAACCGCCGTTAAGGAATCCGTGGCCCCACTCAGTGAACGAACGCCGTCAATCTGACGAAAGAACGACTCCGCCAGTGCATCCTGCTGCCGGGCCAGTACGGCAGCCCGGGCAGCATTATCCCGAAGTTGCTGGCTGAACCCCGCCACGCGCTGCTGCGTTTCTTCTACGGATTCACTGACCCGCTGCATTTCCGAACTAAGCCCTGCCGCTGCCGCTGACTGGCGGGACTGCATATCAGACATCGCGGCAGCGCGATTCGCCGCCGCCGTGGCCAGCGCAGCCTCTGCTCGTTGCTGGCGAGTCTGAACTTTTTCCGCTTCATCGCCCAGCCCTGACAGCTGATTCTTAATCCGCGCGACCTGCTCCGTAAACGTGGCGCTGTCAACATCGAGGTTAATAACAAGGTCGCTAATCTGCTGGGCCATAGCGGGTGCCTCCTGTTATTCCTTCTGCGGCCAGCATCATGGCGTCATCATCCTGTACATTCTCTGCCGCAGACTCCGTTGAGGGGGACAACAGGCTGAAGTGTGCAGGGGAGATATCCGGATCCGGGCAGAAGAAGGTGGAAATGGTATAAAGCAGACTGGAAAAATGCGCATCGAGTTGCGCGTCCTGAAAATAACGCTCCCGGTAAAAGTGATGCCAGTCGCCCAGCTCAGAGGACGTCATGCCAGCAAGCATGGCGCGCCAGTCGGGTCGCCCGAACTCACGCGCCAGTTTCAGGACAAAATCAAGCTCACTGGCTAGGGCTTTTCCGCCGTAACCGGTTCATCACCCAGCGCGGTGGCATCAACATCTTCATCCGTGGATGGCGCTTCTTCGGCAATCGGTGCCAGCATTCCCGACAGCGTTTTAACGGCGATTTCTGCCTTCCCGATAGCCTCAGCAGGCCACGTACTCAAAACCTGATGGAACAGTTCATCCTCGGAGGGCCCCTCCGGATCATTGTGCCAGAGCGAATACGAAATCAGTCGGGCGCTGTTGCGAATACTCATGCCAATCAGGCGG